ATCTTCGGCAGCTTCAGCATCTTCATCTGCGGTTGATTCAGATTCACCGCTGTCAGGTGGATTATCTTCTTGCATACCACGCTTACTATCACTAGCAGGTTGTGCTGTATTATGACCTGCTAATCTTTTTAGCTCGTCTAATTCATCTGTTTCTGCTACTTCTTCTTCCTCTTGGTCATATGTTTCAACTTCATCTACCATTTCTGATTCTTCGTGGCATTGACAAGCTGATTCTCCGCATACTTCACAATCTTCTTGGTGATCATGTTCATCACCGTGCTCATCACTATGTTCTTCATCACGGTAATCATCACCACCTTGATCCATACCTGCCATTTTCTTCATAATGCTCATCATGCCATCATGATCATCAACAACAGAAATATCACCATGTGCATGTGTTGGATCTCCCTCTCCTGCTGATGTGTAATCCATAGCTTTATCATCAGCAAACAATCCTAATCCTGCTTGTTTTATGAAACTTAATAGTTTTTCTGCTTCAGCATCTTGTGCAGACACAGTAACACTATCTGGTGCTCCTTGTTGTCCCTTACTGATAGAAACACTCATGCCTTCTTCAACTTTTTCACCTTCAACTAATAAGTCATTTAATTGTTGATCCAAACTTTCAAATGCCATTGATTCTTCATAATTACTTGTATCTGTGAATGTTTTGCCACCTACAGAAAACTTACCACCTTTTGGAGTGTCTCTCAATGCTTTTGTAAATGCATTTCCTTCTTCCATGTCATCTTCCATTGCTGGCATTGCTTGGCTTGCCATACCTGGAACTGTTGCAGCCGGGGTCTCCCCAACTACTACACCACGCATTGGCATCAATCCATAACATTCATCTAAGCCTTCTTTGTATCCTTCGTGATACATTTTAGCTTCTTCCATATCCTCGTACTTACAATTGTACCCTTCTTTTGCAAGTGCATGGGCTTTACCCATCAATCTTGCTGCTGAATGTCTATGCCCGCTTTCGTTCATTTTCTTTTTCTTAGCATCTTTCGCTGCTTTTGAAATAGGTTCTTTAGTGTTTTTATCGTTATCAATATCAGGAAAATCAGGTTTAGCTGCTTCTTTTACCTGTTTCTTTTTCTTTTCATCATACTCAATATCTTTTGCAACTTTCTTACCTGCTTTTTCTGCTTTCTCATCTTCAGCATGACGCTTCTTGCCGTGAATCTTATCTTTTACTTTTTCATCATACTCAATATCTTTTGCAACTTTCTTACCTGCTTTTTCTGCTTTGTTATCACGTTTAGCAGTTTTCTTTGCTTCCTCTAACGCATTATTACTGCGTCCAGCACCTAATCCTGCACCCATTGCAGTCATATTATCCATTGTTGGTTGTTCAACTTCATCTACCTTTTTGGCAATTTCATGACCTTTCTTAATTACTTTCTTTGGTAAATTAGTTGCAGGCTTTGTACCATATCCAAATTTCTTTTTAGCTGCTGCCATACCAATAGCATACGGATTTCTTGCTTCTTCTCCTAATTCATCACCAGCTAATGCCATTTCACCTTTACCAATAGCTGATTTTATTTGTGTAGCTAATCCTGGATTGCTGACGGTACCAAGTGTTTTTTGTCCTTGCTTAATGAGTTGTGTACTTTGTTTTGCAGGCTCAATGGTAACTTGCTCTGCTTCTTTTAACATTCTTTCATTATCTATTTGATCAAAAAACTCTTTTAGACTATGCTTTTTCTTTGGAAGCTTTTCAAGTTCTTTGCTTTTTTTAGGTTTTCCACTTATAAAACTTTGAAGATTTTTACCAGCTTCTTCTTTTTCTTTTTGTTTCTTTTTATCTTCAGGCTTGCTTACATGAGCACCTGTTTTTGCTGGTCGACCACGACCACGTTTTTCCGCTGGCTTATTAGCATCTTTATCGCCATCTTTTTCATCACCTTCTTCATCGGTGTCATATTTACGACCATAGCCGCCTGGCTCAGCTTTATGTACACGACCTGTTGGTGTTTCCTTTGTAGCTTCACTAAGCACTGTTAATTTGTCTAACATATCTTTTAAATTCATTTTTTAATCCTCGTAATTAAGCCATTGCGCCAGTCTTTGGCTTAGGCGGTCTTGTAATTTTACTCATTGGGCTATTAATGCCTCTTGGATCATCTGCTAAATATGGTTTGAACGGATCAAATGCATCAGGTGTTTTTTTCCCAGCATATGGAATATCAATCTTGTTTCCTTTAGCTTGGTCTTTCATACTTTGTAAATAACTATCACCATATGCCTTACTAGCTTCTTTTGCTCCAGGTGCTGAACCCATTTCAGGTGTTAATAATAATGGATCTTCACGCATCTCATTTGCATAAGCATCTGCTTCACTATTAATACTATCATCATATGATGTACCTACAACACGCACCAAATCAACATTATATCCACATAATTGTGCTATTTGTTGTATCATTGGTTCTGTTGCTGGATAACGAAACTCACATCTCATAATATGGATAGGTTGGTTTTGCACCCCAGGAAAGCCATATGGGGATTTTTGTATCGGTGTGCTTACTGGATCACTTATTTTGATTGGATCAAATTTTCCTAAGTTATATTTGAACAAATCTAAAAAGTTCTTATCCACCTCACCAGCTATCTTTATGGTATAGTTGTAAGTATGTACACTTTCCGCAATATATTGTTTCAAACTTTTCATATTCAGGTCCCTATATTATATTTATCAATTAAGGTTATTTTTTCCGTTTAGAATTTTTAATAATTCGTTACGGTCTAAGGCTTGCCCATTCCCTAATGGAACATTAGAAATATCTTTTTCAACAGGGTTTAATTTAGCGTCAAGTGCTGCTTTTTTAAGTTGCAATTCAATCATTTTAAGTTTTTTATTTACTTTAGCTGTTTTAGCAGTTATTGCATGTCCCAACATTGTGCCAGCTACTCCAAAGATTTCTGCACTAAATCTACTATCAACTTGCATCCCAAGATCCATCAAGTCTTTATAACTATCTTTAGCTAATTCTACTAACTCATCCATTTCTACATCCGCAGTTTCTAAACCACGAACTTGAGGCAAAGCAGTTTCTATTTTTTGTAAACTATCTAACGCAGACTGTGTTATTTCAGCAGTCTGTTGAGGCAAAGGTTCAACCAAATCGTTTTTTTCGGATGTGGCTAATTCAAATAATTCTTCTAATTTTTTTGTCATATTGGTATTTATTTACCTTTTCTTACCATTATAGAAAAGGTCATCCTCGGTAATTACTCTAAAAGCATATCCTTGACTTTTACAATATCCCATAGCCGCTGCCCATTTGGCATGATTAACTGCAACTATTGCTCTATCTTTTGCATTACTTACTTTACTCTCAATTAAACTTTGTTTTTTTGGTTTGATTTCTACAACTTCTGCCATTTTTTTACCAAACTTGTTTTCGTAAACAACAAAAAAATCTGGGATATAATTTGTTTTTTTACCTGTTATAGGATTAACATACGGAATACTTAATGCTTCACTTGCCCAATATAAAACATTTTTGTTTGAATCACAAAAGGTCATAAATGTAAGTTCCCATCCACTACGATATTTTGGTGAATGTTTGCCTATATATTTAGAAGGATTTTTAGGCGTGTATATGCCTTGTGCCCATTTACCCATTTTATAAAACTACATTTCGTGCTACTGGTATATTTGGCAATGGCATTCTTGATATACCATATAATGCAGTCTTTGATTTAAGACTGTTTAAATAATAAGCTATTGTTTTAGTTAATTTCAAATTTTCAGTGGTAGTACCACGTAATTCATTTAATAATGTTGTTACATTAATTCCAGTTTCTTGCGCTAATCTAAAAAGAATTACAGTAAAATTACCTGCTATATTGGTGTTTTTACTTGTACCATAAAAAAAACTGTATACTAAATCAAATTGTGTACCATCTACAACCAAATTAACATTGTAAAAACTATCGTAAATTTCAATAGTTCTATCTGGTCCGTTACCAAGTTCCAAAATTCTTGGCATACTAAATTCCAGCAAATGGAGTGTTTGTTATGTACGGTGCTTTTTGTAATGCACCAACAGTAGGTGAACCTGCAGTACCTCTTGGTCCAGGTGTAGAACCCCATGGACCTGGTATTTCAAAAAAAGTATTTCTTAAATTATTGCTTGCTGCCTGTACGCTTTCTGCTTGCAAATCTACTAATGTTGGAAAATTAGATTTGTTTGGATTAGCAATATTTTGATAAAAAGTATTTTGATTATTTTGTGCGTTTTTTAAATTAAATAGCGTGCTATTTTGTAAATTCATGATGTTATCCTACTTTTTTTTGGGCCAAGGTGACTGTGTTACATCGTAATTTGGTTGTAGTCCAAAACCAGTAATAACATCTGATATTGTACGACCTTGCATTTCACCATAATTATATACAACAGTTTCATAATCTAATGTCATCGTATTACGCATAGTACCACCACCTTCATCGTAGTTGTATTGGTCATGTGCGAATGCTGTAATCATTGGATTAATAAGTGTATATGCTGTAAAGTTATTTAAGTGAAATCCAAACACTGTAATAGATTTAAAAAATGGGGCTTTAGTTGAACTACCACTATATGATTCACCTATATATCCCCAATCAGCATTACCTGTGATACTTGGCGTATAAGTTGTCCTATTATTAAAGTCACTCATGGTGTTTGTTGTGGTTGTTCCACCTGCACCTGTTGTCGCTTGGGTGTCATTACCTGCAACGCCTCCAATTACTATTTTTGGTTTTGCCCCGTCCCTGTAATAATACTTGTAATAACCTTCCCACATTTGAGTTACTTTACTAAAATTATCATCATGAAAAGTGATTGTAACTGGGTCATAACTAATTTTAGTCTGCACAATTCTTTTACGATTGTATTGATTGAGTTGTTGCGTTTTTATACTGTAACTAGGTAATTTGACATCCTTCACCAATAGTCCATAGTTATCGCCTGTACTTAAATTACGATTAAAAGCTTGTTGATTTATATCAAAATAAGTATGAAACAGGAACTTGTATTTAGGAGCATTTCTATATAGATTTCTCCTAAATACAGCACCTGCGTGTTGATAATCCCTAAGTAATATTGTCATTAGCCGTTTGTTGCTAAATCACCTGAGGTAGGTCTTGTATAAGTCTGACCAACACCAATAGTTGGGCTACCACCACTATCTGTTTGTATAGCATTATCATACTTTAATGTTAATGCGATTGTTACAACATCACTTGTAGCATAATTTAGTGTTTGATAATTTGCACTTTGTAAGTAACAGCCAACCAATTCCCAAGTTTCTAAGACAACAGGTAACGCAACTCCATTACCACCGTCTAGTATTTCAATAATTGTGCTAAACTTGTAATCACCTGCTGAAGCAGCAGTAGCTTGATTTACAAAATCGATTTGTTTCTGTAATTGTTGTCCAACACTTTTTGCTACTTGACCATTAGCATCATCTCTAACATTGATTGTCATTGGTTGCCAAGTATGTTTACCAGCCATGTAAATTCTTGAATTGTAAACATTTAATGTGATATCATCAAATTGTACTTGTGGTCTTGTAACATCAGTAACTTGTCTTGTTAAAGCAAGTGGTCCTTGGTTATCATTTAAAAAACCAAAATTGTAAAACTCTACTCTAAATCTGTATTGTAATTTTGGCATTAGTAAAATTTGATTACCAGTGCCTCCATCTGAACCGAAAACAGAAAGATTGTTTAATGATGCTAATGCGATTGACATTTAATATTTCTCCTGATATATTATTTATCTCAATTAAGATGGGCTTTCGCCCATCTTAATAAAGTTTATGCAGTTGTCGTTTCAGTTGTATTCAAGATTCTCACTGGAATATAAATAAACTCAACTGCCTTAATAGGTTGAATAGCTACATCAACCCATAATTCACTTCTATCAATTCTTGCGGGTGTATTATTAGAATTATCACAAACTACGCTATAATCTAAAATACCTCTTAACGCAACTAATTCATTCATAAAAGCAGACATTGTGTTTTGAACTTGTGCTCTTGTAAATGCATCGTTTGGTTCAAATATAAATGGTCTTGCTAACAATGTTAACTGCCTTCTAATATATGCAACCAATCTTGCAACATTAATTCTATCCAATGCTGTTAATGAATTAAGACTTGTTTTATTACCATAATTTAATAAACCTTGTCCTGTAAAGAATACAAGAGGGTTAATAAAGTTGGTATAAAGCGTGTCTCTAATACCCATACGACTTCTTGTTGGAATAAACTCACCTGTAGTTGGGCTGACATAACCAACTGAAGTTGCATTGTCAATAATACCTCTACGTGTACCTGCTGGAGCGAACCATGGATAAGCGATTTGGTCATTTCTTAACAATGTTCTTACCATCATATGTGATGGGGGGACTGCAACAAGATTACCACTAAAATCAGCAGTCAATCCACTTGGATAGAATAGACCCATATAACTGCTTCTTGTCACAAGACCTTCTTCACCTGTTTGACTTGCACCTGCAAAATTATTTGCCCATGCTTGAATATCAGTAGAACTATCTGGTAAACGCATTGGAGTATCACCAACAATGAATGCAGTCTCACCTCTGTCTGAATTTAGAACAATCATATTTGGTTGCAACTCAGGATAGTTAGGAGTAGCAATAATATTAAAGAAATAATCCTCATCTCTAATATTTGTATTGGTGTCTATTGCAGTTCTTAGACTTTGCACAACAACTGCACGTTGTGCTTTTCTACCCATATATGGTGAACCATCTGTTTGATTGCCACTAATTGTGACCCAAGCATCTTTTTGTGTTGGAAGAGTTGTATCTGGGAATCTAACATTGTTAAAATAATTTGTTGTAAATTGTTTAACATTAAATCCTGAACGTCTTGTGTTAAATAACAACATTCCAATTGGATAAGTGTCTGGACTTGGTGCATCTAAGTCTAGATAGTTGCTTGTTAATAGCGTAACAATAGTTGGAATAGGATCATCAACAGGATTAATAGTTCCATTTTGTGCCCATCTTGCGTCCGCAAACAATACACCTTGGCCTGATGTTTGATCTGTGTTATCAATTAATACCCATTTATCCTCTGTGTCAACTAATTGCCAACGTCTAATGATAGGATAGTTTTCTAAATCACTTGTATCAATCCAAATATCACCATATACTAATGCTGTACCATCGCTTTGAACTGTTGGTTCAGTTGCCGATACAATTGGACCAGCTGGATCAGTTGCATTAGAACCTGTTGGTGTTGGGAAACCATTGTTATCATAATTGGTATTTTTATACCCTTCCCAACCATTAGTTGTGTTTACCATGATATCAACTTGATTTTCTACACTGTAATACCAATTAGTTCCATTTGCTGGCGTTGCTACTGGTGCACCTTCGTTTGGTGTATATGTAAATTCTACCCAATTACTTAATAATGTAGAATATGTTTGTGCTGGTGTGCCTGAATAAATGCTTATTCCTGTAACTCCACCTCCACCGTTAACAGTTACAACTTTACAAGTTATATTGTTTCCAGGTGCTACCCCAGCTAACAATGTTCCATTAACTACAATAGTATCCCCAGCTGCATAACCTGATCCTGCATTAACAATAGTATCAATTGTGTAAACACCATTTGTATTAGATACAGTCAATGCTAAATTACTACCAGAACCACCTGTCGTTGCAACGTTTGTAAATGTTAAATTATTAAACTCACCGTATTTTACTCCGGTTGTTGTTCCAATTACGAAACCAGCCTCTGACATTAGGTCAGATTCAACACCAGTGTTTACATCATTAACTAAAATTATTCCACCTTCAGTGTGAGTTAACTGGATGGCTCCTGAACTTAATACCTCAGCAGTTGTAAATGGAACTCCTGCTGCTACCCAAGCATTTACAAAACTATCAGCATTAGTACTGTCTGCTAATGAAAATGCGTAAGCAGTTGACAATGTTGCACTACCAGGCAATGATACTTGAATAGTTGCAGTGTATGGTCCGTTTGTAAAACTAGGCGCTGTATTAGTTCCTGTAATAACTGTTGGACCAGTAGCAATTCTTTCCCATAAATAAACTGGACCTTGATACCATGTGCTATCATATGACCATTGTGCATATATAGTATTTGCTGGAATATTTTTTCCACCATCAATATCAAATGAATTAGTTATAGTCCAATCATCTAATCCTAATGTAACTGTTTTGGGATTCCATGCTCTAATAACACTATCCCAACGTGATAACTCAGGTACTAAACCATTTCCTGATGCACCCATCTTAATCCAAACAGAGCCTGTTGGTCTTGGGTACAACTGACTAGCAGCCCAAAGTGGCTGTTGCGACGAAGTGCCCATAAAGAATCCAACTTGATTATAAGTACCTGCTGTGATACCTAAATCGGCAAGAACTGTTCCTGTTCCTGCTACAGTAATATCATTGACAACACTTACATCGCCATCTTCTTGTGCAGAATAAATTATAAGTTTCCCACTTACTGTAGTAGCTGTTACTTCAGTTAACCCGTATGCATTAATACTATTTGCAACAACTGAAGCTAAGTTATTAGGTGCAGCCTGTACAGTTACAGTCAATGTGTATTTTCCACTTACATCCAATGTTAAAACATCACCAGGAGTTAATGTTGGATTAGATTCTGTAGCTTGAATTAAAGGCCAAGATTCTGCCCAATCTGCTGATCCTATTACTACCCATGTACCTGTTGAATTTTTATAAAAGAATTGTGCTGATGATGTAGCAGTTGGTGCTCCATAATCAGGAATAGCGATAACTGCATAACTTCCTACTTGACCAATTGTGTCAACTGGTTTGTTTGCACTTACTAAATCTGCATCACTAATAACAATAGGAGTTTTAGCAATAAATCTATTTGTTGTTTGATTATATTCGTAAATTCCCCAAGTTGATGTGGTTGTGTTTAACCAATATGTACCATCTGCTGGTAATCCAGTTGGTCTTCCTGTTTGGCCAATTAAACCTGCTAAATTAACATCTGCTCTTACAACATATATATTGTTTACCAAACCAAGTGCTGAATAAGCTGCTAATAGACCATATTCATTTAATTCATAACCTTGAATTGGAGTACCATTTATTGTAGTATAAAAGAATGGATTTCCATATAATTGCACTAGCTCACGTTGGCTAGATACTTTATATAATTTGCCTGCATTAGCGGCTGTTGTTCCTTGTGCAACTCTTGTGCTTGTTGGATCCGCCTTGTTCTGAGCGGTGGCAATTAAGAAGAAAGGAGTTGATCCAGTTGGGGCTGGAAGATATTGTGACTCATCAACAATACTTACTTCTACGCCCGGAGATAATAGTGCCATAATTGTTTTCCTTTATGTAAAATTATGAGGTTTACGACCTGACCCGCATAATCTTATTTATGAATAACTAGGAAAAATACGGTACTAGCATACCTTCGAAGGTTATAAATACAATATGGCTACAATTAGACCTATTTGTAAGGTGTGTAATAAAAATGTGTGTGCCGTTAATTATAAAAAATTAGGTGTGACACATTATAGAAGCCTGTGCGATAATTGTGGTAGAACTTTTAAGAAATTACCACCATTCAAACCAAATTGGGAAAAGGCAGGCTACATTAAGAAAGGTACATGTGATGTATGTGGGTTTAAATCACAGTACCATTCTCAAATGACAGTTTACCATATTGATGGTAATTTACAAAATGTTAATTTCGTAAACTTAAGAACTGTATGTCTAAATTGTGTAGAGATTGTTAAAAGAAAACAACTTACTTGGAAGCGTGGTGATTTACAAATTAACTATTGACTTAATTTTATTATGCAATTCATCAATAGTACCATTGTTGTCTATTGTAAAATCATAATCTAATCCAACGCTACTATATTCGCTTGCATGTACATTATACTTAATCAATTCACTTTTCGCTAGAGCCCAACCTATTTTAGACGGCCCACGATTATATTGTTCAGCAAACTCATACCACTCAGGACGTATACCTCGTTCTATTCTACAAGTAATACCGCCTGCATTCTTAATTGCACTAACTTCATTAATAAACCTACAATCAGTAATCACAATATTATCTTTTGTACTTCGTAACTTATTCTCTACGCTTGCTACCCAAATGTCAGGATGAAATCCTTCTCTACATACTTCAGTGCCCCAATATTGCATTACCCATCTTGGAGTAAGTTGAGGCATATTTAATCTTTCTGCCCACCATGTATCAACTTTTTCACGCCATTCACGGCTTGTTTTGGTCGTGCCCTCTAACATTTCACGATCCCAACCAAATACGCTACAAATAGCATCCTTTAAACTTGCTGCAAAACTTAATCGTTTGAATCCATGAAACGTGCAAAGATAATCTGCTACAGTATCTTTGCCACTACCGATAAGACCAGTAACACCAATAATCATTAGTAACCCCTCTTTTATATTAGTGTAATATATTACAGAAAAAAGTCAAGTACTAGTTTACCCTTGTATCCAAGTTAAAGGTTGACTGTAATCAACATAATTCTTAAGTTGATCCAATAATGCTGTTTGTGCTTCCTTAGCTTCTGCTTTCATCGCAGCTCCATTTAATGAGGTGCCACCACTTGGACCTGCAATCGTGCCAAATTTTTCTCTTGCTTCCCCTATAATCATTTTACATTGTGCTAAAATAAAGTCTCCTATCCAAACACCTGCACCTGGATCTTGTAATAACTCTAACTCAGGACGTTGAACATCAGCCCAAATTAATATACGCTCACCTGTACCTTTAAAATCTCTGACTACTCTTAAAACTTTAGTGACAGGGTTGAAGGTATATGTGACATACCCTCCAAACATACGTGCTGCTAATTCAACATACCCAGCATAAAAATCATATGTTGCCATTCCACCTGTATAATTGTAATTAAGCAGATATGTGTTTAGTATAGCACTACTAAAAGGATCAAATGCTGTGGAACTTGGGCCTGTTTCTAACCCAACTGTTCTACGAAACAAAGAACGAACATTTATAAATTCACTAGGTAAAGTATAAGTGTCAATGTTTTTTATTACAGTCATCAATGTATATGATTCAACTGTGGCATTTTGTGCTCTCTGTCTATAGACCTTAATAGCATAATTGTATGCGGCTTCGTAATGTTGAGGGTCTAGTTCAATATCTATGATATCACCACCTAAACGAAGCCTGCAATTATCAAAAATTGCTTGTTTATATTCTTGTAAATCTAAATTAGTTGGGGTAGATAATAGATCAGCAGCCATGATAATCCTCGTTTACAGTATTTATCAGGCTGCACTAATCAAAATGCTTTAAGAATTATCATTGTTTCATTGAATCTACCATTTGGTACAACACTAACCGCTTTGATATCTTTAAAATATTTTCTAGCGGCAGGCTTACTACCTACAATTTCTTTAATCTGTTCAGCAGGTTTACGTAAAGTTTTAACTTCACTTTGCTTAGTACAAAAGCCCAATAATGTGTTACCCTTTACACTAAATGTTTTACTGTAATCGTCCGCTACATAATGATGTAGCTTACGCTTTGCAGTATCATATACCCATGCTTCAGTAGCTCCGTGTAATTTAACTGGATGCAAACTAACCAAATCTAATTTTGTTGCAGGATCTTTAAATTCCTTTAGATACTTTAGTTTAGCAACTTGCTTTTCTACAGGAATTGCCTTACGTGCCCTAGGAGCCTTAGCAGCCTTCTTTACACTAACATAGCTGTTGAGGTCACTAATGACTTGTTCAATAAATTTGATGATATTTTTAATTTGTACTTTGGTTAAATGTCTATAGCCTTCAATTAATTGGCTATCTTTACCTTTAAGCAAAGTTTCAAACTCGTCTTGTTTTTTCTTCCATACTTCAGTAAGTATGGAAATATGCTGTGGTAATATGTTTTTTCTTTGAACCTCATCTATTACTTTTGGAACAAATTTTGCACTTGCACCTTCAGTAATAAAGTCATCAAATAAACCCTCTAGTTCACCACCTGCCTCACGGGTACGTTGACGCATGATATCTTGAACATTTGGTTTAACAGATTCTTTTTTGATGACTGCGTTTTTACCCGTAGCTGAAATCTTTACTTCAGGCTTATGCACAGCCTTTATTAAACGTGAAATTTCTCTGTCCAATGTAGCTTGTTCCTGTTCGTTTAGTTCTAAGCCACGTAATTTCATTCGACTCAACCAACAAATAGTAGGAATCAATTCATTGTCATCTACTTTCCTGATAGTCTTAGCATCCACTACCCTGTCATTTTGGTCTAGATAGTGTGCAAGTGCTTCCTTAGCGTCTTTTCTTGCATAAAATCTATTGTACCAAGTAAAAGCTTTTGCCAATGCTGTAAAACGATTGTCGGGTTGTACAGTAAATTCAGGTTCATTACCGAAATATTTGGTATCAGGATCTTTAGGATCGAGTGATTTTATAAGTACTAACGAAGTCGCTAACTTTGTGACCTTTTTAATTGTCTTTTGTTTAGGTTCGACTGGTGCTGCTTTTGCCTTACGTGCCATGTAATTCTCCAAAATTTACAGTATTTACGATTATACGATAAAGCCCATTTATTGTCAAGCCTGATCCGATAAATACTATATGCCAAAATTATCTCTTTATAGACCAAATAAACAAAATGACTACAGGTTTTTCGATAAAACAATATCGGAGATGCTTACGGTTGGTGGCACTGATTTATACATCCACAAGTATTTAGGGCCAACTAATCAAGGTGCTAGTAATGATTATACCTTACCTGAATACAGCAATCTTAACCCAAACAATATTCAAGATTTATTATTTTTAGAAAACAGAGATCGTACATATGATCCAAATATTTATAGATTACGTGGACATTACAACGTACAAAACCTTGATTTTGATTTAAGTCAATTTGGGTTATTCTTAAACAATGACATTATATTCATTACTGTGCATTATAATGACATGATAGACATTATTGGTAGAAAATTAATGGTTGGAGATGTATTAGAGTTACCACATTTGCTTGACTATAATCCTTTACCCGAAACTATTCCTATTGCACTAAAACGCTTTTATCAGATAACTGATGCAAACTATGCAAGTGAGGGATTTAGTCAAACGTGGTTCCCACATTTATGGCGTATTAAATGTGAGCCATTAATTGATAGCCAAGAGTTTAGCCAAATACTTAAAGAACCAATTAACACTGATACTTATTTAGGTATATACGACAACACAAAAGTATATCCTGCTGGGTATGTCATTACATTTGGTAATAAAAACTATAAATCAAAAATTGAAGTACCCGCAGGAATTATGCCACCTAACAGTACATATTGGGAACTTGACACTGGTGGTGATCTTAAAGAAATACTTACTACCTACAATAGAAATATTGAAATTAATAATGCTGTATTAGATGAAGCAAAACGTATTGTACCACTTAGTGGGTACGATGATAATCAATTATATGTTGTTCCTACATACGGTGTCTATCAAGAAAATGGAGTACTATCTTTAAAAGACGGACAGCCTGCACCACCAATTAATATAGTTGTAGACAGTTCAGGTGGACCAACTACAACATTAACAGGTTCTGTTATGATGATTCGTAATCCTAAATACAAAGAACCAAGTGCTGTATTACGTGTTCCAAAGAGTACTTTGACAAGTATATGGGATATGACTGCTGATATGGATCATATTAGCGAAAAAATTGATAAATTCGTTCAAGCAAGTTTAGAAGTTATTGAATATCGACCAGAGATGTTAGAAGGTGGTTCTGGTCCTGTAGAGGGAGATAAAGTATTAGTAGTTCAGTCAAATGGAGCAATAACTGGACCATATGGCACTGCTGATAATACATATGCTACAGCCGATCAAGATCCAACACAGCCAGGCTTTACTGATACGATAACACCTCAGATGGACTTTAGGGCAGATTGCGATCCTAGATTTCAATTTATCGCAAGAGCCACACCTAGAAGTTTTGGTTATAGTGCAGGTTATTTAACAGGAAGAGAAACTCCTCCAAATGGATTACCATCAGGAGCAGGCATCTCCTTCCCACAAAATCCACAAGTTGGTGATTACTTTTTAAGAATTGATTATTTACCACAAGTCTTATTTCGTTGGAATGGGCAATTATGGGTAAGAATTAGTTCATCAGTACGCACAGCAACAGGGTATACCAGTGATGATTTATCATTAAAATCATCATTCATAAATAACAATGCTCAAATATATATGCAACAGACAGGCACGTTTATACCAAGTGCACAAGGTCTGTCAGAAATTTTAGATTTGTCCCCACCTAATTTACCACCTAAGGCGTAACATGGCACAGTTTTTTTATGATGAACAAATACGTAGGTTTTTATTACAATTCGCTAAAATATTTTCAAATTGGTATGTAACTAGCGGTAAAGATCCTAATGGTAATAAAATATTAGTAAGAGTACCTATCATGTATGGCGATAGTAGTAGACAGGCAGCTACTATCATTGGTAAAAACTCTGCCAGTAACTTACCTAGTGCGCCTTTAATAACTTATTACATCAGTGGATTAGAATATGATCAACGTAGAACCCAAGAACCATATTATGTAGATAGGACTCAAGTAAGACAAAGAGCATATGATCCTGAAACTCAATCTTACGAAACCGTACAAGGGCAAGCATTTACAATTGAGCGATTAATGCCTGTACCCTATACGTTAAGAATGACTGTAGATTTTTGGACTACAAACTATAATCAAAAATTAGAATTAGTTGAACAATTAGGAACATTATTCAATCCAAGCTTAGAAATACAAAGTACAGATAATTTTATAGATTGGACATCATTATCCGTTGTATATCAAGATGGGTTGACATTTTCATCGAGGTCTATTCCTCAAGGCACTAATAATCCAATAGACGTATTAACTTGGAAATTCTATATGCCAATTTGGATTAGTACTTCAAGTAAACTTAAAAAAGCAGGTGTTATACATAAAGTTATTGCTTCAATCTTTAAGGGACAAACTTTACTAGACATACAGGATGAAGATTTGTTGTTAGGGACACGACAAAAAATTAGTCCTTTTGGTTATAAAATTTTGTTTTTAAATAATACTTTGCAACTTATTCCACAAAATGAACCATTTAATCCGCCAAATAGTGATTTAGATTTACCAACACCACCTAATACTTCAATATATTGGTCGTCATATTTAAATGCATTTGGTGCCTTTAAACCAGGTATAAGTCAGATTTGGTTAGAAAATCCATATATGGAAACTGAAATTGTTGGTACAGTAGTCCCTGATCCACTGGATGATAGAATACTAATATATAACGTTGACCCAGATACTTTGCCACAAAATACATTAGATCCAGTTGACGGTGTAATTAACCCGCAAGTAGTAGGCCCTAACGCAGGTCTACCTGGACCTACACCAAATGCAAGATATCTAATTGTAGAGGAAATAGGTAATCCAGGATATCCTACTGCTGCATGGGGTAACCTAATCGCTAAGCCAAATGACATTATACAATTTGATGCAGGAACTATGGCATGGTTTGTATCTTTTAATGCTAATGAAAATTCAGGACCTGAATATGTTACAAATTTATCAAATAATGTTCAATACAGGTACACATCAGATGCTTGGTATAAATCGTATGAGGGTTGGTACAATGAAGGAGATTATTCTATTGTAATTTAAATGTGATAAATTACAATATGAGTACAGCAGCTGGGATTTTCTTTTATAGTAGTATTACAAATCGTTATCTTTTTTTATTAAGAACAGACAAAAACGCATCATGGAGTATACCAGGCGGAAAAATAGAAAAAGACGAAACACTACTTACTGGGCTTGAAAGAGAATGTATAGAAGAAATTAATTTTGATATTACACCGTACAAATTAATTCCTATCCAAAAGTTTGTAAATAAAGATTTTACTTATCATACTTTTTTTTGTGATGTGACAAAAGAATTTATACCTTTACTTAACAATGAACATTGCGGATATGCATGGGTAATAAAAGATCAGTATCCTAAACCATTACATCCTGGATTATTTTCTACGATTAATTTTGAACTTGTAAAAGAAAAATTGAAATTAATTGAGGGGAAAATCCCCTCAATTAATTAACTACCTAATAGTTTACCTACTGTAGGCCAACCTAAAGCCCCGATAACTACACCTGCACCCATTAACATCCAACGCCATTTTTCTAAAGCTGAAATTTTCTTACTTAACTCAGAATGTGCATTGGACGCTGAAATTTCCATAGACTTCATCATATCTGTATGTTCTTTGGAATGCCTTTCTAAAGATACACGCATATCTTTAACTTCAACTTTCAAATCATCGACTTTTTCATCAAGATTTTTATATTGAACTTGAAGGATAGCGACCTCTGTTTCTGTCTGAACTTGTAATGGTTGTGCCATGATATTATGCAGAAGCGATTTGTACTAATGGGTAAATCAAACCATTTGCTGTGTTAGCTGCTACTGCACTATTAAATGTTCCATATACTGGAGTCGCATTTGTTAATACAATATTACCTGTTGCAATTGGTCCTGATGTTGCTGTAAACAATTCAGAATTAATATCACTTAAGCTTTGAACACGCTGAGTTGTTGTATTAGCATATGTAGCAAGTATACTCATTGAGTTAGGTATCAATGCTGTGTTTGCCAAATTTGCTGTGTAACATTGTGCTGTTAAACCACTTGTGGCACCTGTTACTAGATATTTTTGTTTACCTTTTTGACGAACAATAAACCCTGCTTCATCATTTGCATAAATCCATGCACTATTGCTTGTAGTAACAACAGAATTAGCAGCCAATGTAAATGCATCTTGTGTTGCATTAGCTGTATCAGTATCATTTGTAACTGCAACTGCTACACCACCTTGTGTTGTAGAAACTGTAAAGTGTGTAGCGTTTGCAACTGTTTTAATGTAATATGTTGTGCCTGTTGTTAAACCACCAATATTTGCATCAAATGTTAATGGTGCATTTGGTAAAAAGTTTTGTGCATTACCGCTTGTTACAACGAAAGATCCTGTCGCTACAGTATCAGTAATAGCTTCTGTAATAGCTGCAATTGCATTAACAAATCCAATATTTGTCACAGCGCCTGTTTGACTGTTAACAACTTGAATTGCTGATCCTGCTGCTAAATCTGCTACATTACCAAAATCAGTACCTTGTCCTACTACAATATTTCTTGCATCTGAAGTATAGATAGTGCCTGTACCACTTACCCCGATAGCAACACGGCATAGAACTTGATTTCCAATGATAGCAGTATTACCACCAACCACACCATATGTATTTGCTGTACCTTCTGGATTGTTAAATCCACTATCAACAACACCTACTGTTGCACTTACTGTAGTACCTGATGTATCACTTAATGCCACTACAGCATAAGTAGGATTAGCACTGAGTTGAGTTGCTGATACTGTAAAATTATTAGCGTTGATAACTTGCAAAATGTAATATGTTGTGCCTGCTGTTAAGCCACCTGTTGAACTTGCAGTAACAAAAGGCATACCTGCAATTACACCTAAATTTGTTAAACTTTGACTAACTGTTACATAATCTGTTGCTGCTGTGGTAGCTGTAATTGTTAGTATTGCTTGCGCTTTGGCAATTTTTAAAGGGCGTCCCATTTGTTTTCTCCTTATATAAAGTGGGTTCTATTCCACTACGCGGCGGGGACCGCATAAACTCACCCTATGTGAGCTATAAAGTATTTATCAATTAATTCCCAATTGGCATGCCTAACTCTGTGACAGAAAATGCGCCTGCAGCACCTGCAATATTGATATAAGCAATATAATTACCTTCTCCAACAATTACACTATTCATAATTGTGTTAGCAGGAACTATTTCACATGCTGTTAAATTCGCTTCAACGTTTGCATTTCCTATCGCAATTGCAATAGCTGAAGTTGAAGTTGAAATTCTTACCTTATCTGTGTCAATTTGATCACTAAGTTGACTTGATCCTGAAGCTGTATAGATATATGAAGCCATTTTATTTTCCTTGTTATGCGTAAGTAGCGCCTACTGTATACCATTGTGAAGTTGATACTGCAACATATTGCAACGTAGAAACCGTAGGTTGTGTATAAGCTGCATCTGCTGCTAAGGCATTAATTGCAGCACTAGAAGGCGGGTAAACTAATAAATTATTTGCACTACTATTTCTAATTATAATAACCATTCCTGCTATTGCTGTTGGCAATTTAACTCCTTGACCTGAGCTAACAGTTGATACAACATTAATATCTTTTGATAATCCAGTCGCTGTAGCTTGTGTACTACCATTAGCACTAATACCTGTACCAACAGAACGTATAAAATAACTATTTGCAATTACATTATTACCAGTTATATTTCCTGAGGCACTTACGTTTCCTGTCGTTGTTATGTTACCACCTGAAACATTTCCAGTTGCAGTAATATTATTAGTAGCACTAAAATTATTACCGCTTATATTACCATTTGCGACAACATTTACATTTGCCAATACATTAGCACTGGTAGTAATATTCCCCCCAACATTTGCTAAATTACTGACACTTATGTTATTTGCAGTAACATTACCATCTACAGTTAAACTTGTACCTGTTGCTGCTCCAATATTTGGCGTAGTAAAAGTAGCACTAGTTTTTACAACTATGTTGCCACCGACAATAGCTGTAGTCGTGCCATCTGTATTAGCACTTATCAATGTACCAGAAATATTTATACCATTGCCTGCTGTATAGGATCCTGCTGCACTGAATTGGCTAAATGATATATTATTAGTACCAATTATTATTTCACCTGTTGGACTAGATAATACCCAACTTGTACCTGCGTTAGTAGATCCTTGAGTTACAAATAAATAATCTCCGGAGCCCATACCAGATGATGAACCAGGCACATATTTATTCATATCACTTGATCGTGTTAATACCCAAGCAGTTGAACTATTACCAGGAGTAGTTACGACATAGACACCATTCTGTGCGTTTGCTGTTTGACCTACAAGCAATACTCGTTGTGCTGCACTTACTGTTATACCATCTATCGTTAATGCAGCATTGGCGCCTGAATTAGTTAGTGTTGCACCCACACCAGGGTTAGCTCTTGCTCCTTGAGACAATCCAGTACCATTTGTTAATGTTGTTATTTCAGAACCAAAATAATTATTTTTAATTGTAATTTGAGTTGCAGCAGGAACAGTCGCTACCCAATACCCTTCACCACCTATTATGCCATTAAATGTACTAGTCCAAACAATACCATCATTAACTGACAATCCATGCGCCCCACTAAATGTAATTGTGTTACCACCAGATATAGTAGTTGTAGTAGGTGTGGTACCACCATTGGCATATGTACCTGTCAAATTAGTTGTAAGTGCAACATTAGCAGGACTATGTATTGTTAACCCAGTTCCTGCAATAGCATCAACGTATTCTTTATTTGTGGCATCATTAGGACTAGTTACTGAACCAACCTGGGTAATTCTTTTACCTCCTGCATCAACCGTTCCTGTACCAGTAGGTACTAAGTAAATTGATTCATTAGTACCTGCTGCCGAAATTGTGATATTACCTGAAGGTGCTGTGATTACAGCACTTTTTAGACTACCTGCTCTAAGTTCTGTAGTAATGTTTGCGTTGCCACCAAATATATTACCATTTGCAGTAATATTACCATTAGCTTCAATATAACCTAAGGTAGCTTGAATATTTCCTGCTACTCTAAATCCTGTGCCTGTAAATGTTCCAATATTAGCGTTACCAGTTACACTTACTTCTACATTGGCATTATTGTAAACTTTTACATTACTATTACCATAACTTATGGATCTTACATTACCAATACCACTCCCATCCCCAAAAATAATACCTGATCCAAAGAAACTATTACCATTTGCAATATATAATGACCATGCATTTGTAGTGCTTAAATTTCCAACTGTTATTGGTGCATTCTCTATGTATAATGTTGCGAGTTCAGTGGTAGAAACATTTGCGTTTGATGCCCCAACGGTTGGTTTACCTATAGCATGAACAGCAGCTACACTAATTGCTGTGTTAGCAGCAACTTGTGCTACATAATTTGAAGAAATAACTCTAAAACCTAAATTACCTGTTACAGTTGCAACATTTATATTACCAGTCAAATCACCTGTTATATTCAACAAAGGACCATTAAAATTACCAATTAGATAATTGCCATTTATGTTGCTGGAAACATTCATTGTGCCAGCAACATTTACACCTGTACCTGTAACTACTACAATATTTGAATTCCCAGCTATACTAATTGTAGCATTGCCATTCGCAGCTGGAATACTTACATTACTATTTCCATTGCTTATGCTTGAGGTACTTATTGTTATCCAACTTAAATTACCACTTCCGTTCGTTGATAAAATTTGACCATTACTACCACCTGTTATAATTACATTACCTACTGGGCCTAAATTAGATACACCTGTTGCAATTAATCCTGTTGTTCCTATATTTCCTACATTAGCATTAGCACTTACATTTAATGTACCTGTAACATTAACTCCTGTACCTGTAACTACAAGAATATTTGCATTACCTGCTGAACTAATGTTTACATTACCATTTGCAGCAGGAATAGCTAGGTTACTATTGCCGTTTTGTAACAACCCACTATTAATAGTAGTAATATTACCTGTAGTTATTATAGCCGTATTTGTTCCTATATTTCCTATATTGGCATTACTGCTTACATTTAATGTACCTGTAACATTCACACCTGTACCTGTAACTACTACTATGTTTGCATTACCTGCTGAACTAATGTTTACATTACCATTTGCAGCTGGAATAGCTACGTTACTATTGCCATTTGCAAGAGGTCCTAATAGAGATCCAATAAAATAATTTGCTGTAACAGCGTTTCCTAAGTTTGCATTACCACTTGTTATATTACTATTTGCAATAAAATTATTTGCAGTTAAGTTGCCAGTTTGTGGATCAAAACTAAACAATGTGTTTGAATATAATTGATAATTGTTTGCTATATTATCATTCACAAATACTGGGTAAAATGTCCCAGTTGCTATCGCTTGTACATTTGAAAAATCACTAACATTTGCTCTTGCAACATTTAAATTAGCTACTCGTGTGGATGAAGTAACCGTTAATGGTGCTGTGCCTGTTGCTACATTAGAAATTAGTACAGGCGCAATAACTGTACTAGAAACATTTAAGTCATTACTTATATTAGCATTACCTGTAACACTTAAAACTTTAGGAGATAATCCAAAGTTCCAAGTTAATCCTGCATCTCCATCTAATAAATTATTATTATTAAATTGAATTGTTGTATTTGAACCCGATGCCTCAGTCGCCCCAGAACTACCAATGGCAGAAATAATTCTACCACCTTCAACATAAACTGATGCTGAAGCAAAAATTTCATCCTGTACAGGATAGACAGGGCCAGGTGTTCCGTTAGCAGTTGTTGCTGAAACTCGTATTGTAGTTATTGATGGTACTGCATTTACATAATAAGTTACTCCAGTAGATAAATCACTATTGCCTAAATCCCCTACAAATCTAACAGGATCATTTACTGTAAACTGTGCTGAGTTACCGACTTCAATCGTATAATTTGCATTAAAAGATTCTTGTAATGGTGTGTAAGCATAAGAAGTATAATTATTTGAATATAATGGTGTTGTTAAACCTGGATTTAAAAATAATCCTATTGTATTTGATGTAAGTAAATCTATATAAAATGAGTTGCCATTTAGTTCTGTCATTCCAATGGCATCTGTTATAGTTGCTTCAGCACCTTCTGTTAAAAAGTTAACTTCAGTGGTAGTTAATATAGTACCCACCATATTTAGGGTAAGATTACCTGTACCATTTGTTAATGTAATATTAGCATTACCTGGCGTATCTGTAATTGTAATTTGCGTTGATGATAATACATTTCTAATATAATATAAGTTACCCACAGTAATATTACCAAAGCCGGTGCCCGAAAATGTAACAGGTGCATTAGCTGTATAGCCCGAACTATTTGCAACTTGTATAATGTTATTACTAGCAAATGTGTTGGATGCTGTAGTTTGATATGTTGGTAATTTCGCAGGAGTTACATTTTCAATAAATGATATAATTGTACCCTTTGGAGTCCAAGATAAATTACCAATTCCATCTGTGGTTAATACATAACCTATAGCACCGCCTGTTATTTTAACATTACTTACATCACCTAAGTTAATTAATCCACCTGACGCACCACCTCGATTAACCCAATCAGCTCCGTCAAAAGTTAAAACCTGTCCATCTTCTGCGGTAACAGGATTAATATTTAAATTGCCATAACTTCCTGATAATGCGCCAAAGTTTATTTCAGAGTAGGTAGTAAGAATTTCTACATTTTCATTTGGAGTTGTTTTACCAATATATAGTTTTTTAACGTCTGTAGCCCAGCCTAGCTCGGCCTCGTCAAGTTGTGGTAAATCAACGATATTACCTGATCTTTGTTGAATTTTTGAAATTTGAATAATAGCCATAGTTTCACTTTAAGGTTACTATTGCTATTTATCTTAAACTAAACGAACTTGGTGTAATATTCCTCTAGTCTTATAAACCATTGGTTAGACCAATGGTCGAACTCAGCACCTTCTAAAATAAATTCTTGGTAAACATTATCTGCGGTACACATAAAAATAACACCTTTTTTAATGTTAGTTCCATGTACTTCATTGTGTGCATTAGCATATGCAGTTAATTGCAAAAAATAATCACCGATCCATTCTTTCTTTTTAATCTTGTTAGATTGTTTATGATCCATAATAGCTTCACTGCCATTATGTATCCCAACCAAATCAGTTGTGCCTGCATAAATTTTAGGAAAATATAATGATACTTCTGTACCCCAAAATTCATTACATTTACTTAATCCCTCATTGATAATAGTCTTTGCCATTTTATGACTTTGTTGACTGTATGGATTACTACCAGGCTCCCCTGTCTCTCCAGTCTTAACATAATTCTCAAGCCACTTATGCATCCTAGTACCACGACCTGCTGCTTCTGTAGTAATTTGTTGTGCTTTTTCAGGGCCTATACGCTTTCGCCATTCTTGTAATGCTTTCTTGGCTTCTTCTGGTTTGGTAGCATCTAAAATAGTTGTAACACTAGGCAACTTTTGTCCATCTGGAGTAGCATAACGTCTACCATTTGGAGTATCTATTTTATTGATTTTTGTGTATTGAAACTTATGTGGGTTATACATTAAAACTTTCGCCGCATCCACAGCGATTTTTTTCGTTTGGGTTGATAAATTCAAATCCTTCATTTAATCCTTTTTTAACATAATCAATTGTCATTCCCTGCAAATATGGACAGCTTTTTTGATCCACATAAACAAAACAACCATTAAAATCTACTATTTGATCATCATTAAATGGATTATCAACAAATTCTAATACATAGGCTAAGCCAG